GCTTCAAAACCAGACAACTCAAGGTGACCCATGGCAATAGTTGCTGATGTGTTAGAGATCTCTTCGTAGGTTTCTGTTTCATTATCCACACAGATCCAAGGAATGAAGCAGACATCAAGACCCCCCACGTTAATGGTCTCAGGTCTCTCAATCAAATGCACATTCTCATATTCCTGCAGTAGCAGTTTGATGGCATTGATACCAAGAGTATTTTTATAGTAAGCAGTATGATTACCTACCACAGTGTAAACTTGAATTCCCCTATTAGCAAGAGGATCATAGTAGTTTGTCTTTGCCCAGTCCAATGACCAGAAATCAATTGACTTCCTATTATCAAAGGTATCACCCAGATCAAGCACTGTAGTAATTTTGTTCTTATCCAAAAAAGGAAAGAACACTTCATCATAGAACTTCTTCATGTAGTCATGGAAAATTTGACTACCCTTTCTCATGCCAAAGTGCTGGTCCGTAATAATTGCAACCTTCATCAATACCTCATTTTTTGTTCAAGTGAATTCTTAATCTGCTCGTATGAGGAATCACACCCATACTCATCACCAGTGAACACCTCACTGTATCCCGACTTCTCAATCATCTTGTTTTTAATATCTACCTGCTTCTTCTCCTTTTGAATCCTACGTAGGAAAGCATAGTAAATAATCTGAGTAAAATACGCAAACGGATTACTGGACTTTGCTGGATCAAAGTTGTCAATGTAAGTAATGCAGTTCTCAATACCATCACCAATCATGTCATCTTTGAACATATAGTTGACGAAATTTGGTTTATAGGATAAGTGCTGTGCAATCTTTAAAAAGCACCCTCCTATGTACTCACCTACTGGTGGTTTTGGGTCGCCGTTTTCTTTTGCCTTCTCAACTCTATTCTTGTAAGCAATAATAGCGTGTAAGAAGTCCTTATTGTTTACGTAGTGCTCTTTTGATTTTGCCATGTAGTATATTGGTCTTCTCAGCATATCATAACACAATATCAAGAGCTTGACAAGACCCTCTGATCTGTGTATAATAACTCGGTCAGAGTTCAGAAGACACTATAAAGCTTTAATACATTAAATACTATGATTCTTTAGGATCACTATCTAAGAGGAAAATACCCTCTAGGAGTTCTCTTGCATCATCAATAGAGGATAAGAGTCCCATATCTTCATCTAATGGAACGCGACCTTTTCTTTTACGTTTCAGTTTGTTCTTGACTTTAGAACGTTTTTTCTCCTCTTCTTGATGTGCAAGTTTAACTAAACTATCTTTATAAAACTCGACTGGGAATCCTTTGATTTCTTTAACAGTGATTAGTTCCTCACCATCAATATAGAATTCAGTTTGGTGTGAGAGTTTCATCCAGTTCTTGATCTTTAGTCCATGAAACGCGCCAGGAATTTCAATCTCTTCAACTTCAATGGGGTGTGACACTAAGAGGTAATCCTCTTCAGGGTCCGCCTCTTTTACTATGCAAAGTAATTCTTCTCCTGTCTTTAGTTTAATGTTTGCGAAAAATGCTTCCATACTTACTGCTTTAATTTTACGTTGATTATCTCGTAGTCAAAATTTTCTTGGTTATAAATTTTAACTCGCTCGAACAAATGTCTTAACGTATAATTTGGATTGTTAGTATCCTTAGAGGTATCGTCTGCAATATCGTACAGCACTGCTGTATTTTTGTTTTCCCCCTTTCTCAAGACCCTACCAATTGACTGTAGGTTTCTTACTCTTGATTTTGATGGACTTGCAAAAATGATATTGTGTAGATTTTTAATGTTAATACCAGTGGAGAAAGTTCCATAACTTGCGATGATGATTGCGTTGGACTCCTGCTCAGTGATTGCTCGGATCTCTTCTCGGTCCTTTACATCAACACCACCGTGTACAAAGAAAACTTTTCTTCCATCTTTTACGCTACTATTTATTAGATCAAAAAGTGGTTCACCATGACGTTCAACATAATTGAACAGAACTAGAGTGTTACCTCCAAGATCTAATGCAAGATTTTTAATAAAATTATTTCTCCTTGGGTGTGAGACCAAGTAATCGATCTCTTCATGGTAACTGTCAAACTTGACGTGACGATGCCTCAAAGAAATAATTTTAATCTTCAACCTAGACAAATGTCCTTGTTTAATTAGTTCATTTGTGTTTGTAATCTTTTCGTGAGGACCGAACAAACCCTCAAGAACAAGTTTATTTGTCTTGCTCCCATCTAGGGTTCCTGTGAATCCAATACGATATTTTGCATGATGTAGTTTAGTTAGAATATCTGTCAGAGATTTTGCTTTGAACAGATGTGCCTCATCACCAATGACTGCACTAAAGCATTCAAAATACTTACGATGCTGTTTGTAGATAGATTGCCACGTAGTAATGGTCACTGGTTTTGGAGATATTTTCTCATGACCAGCATACACTTTATGACAGTGCTCTTCTACATCCCACCCATAAGAAAAGAAATCTTTATACATCTGTTCTACAAGAGATGTAGTTGGTACTACAATCAGAATCTTTTGTCCTGTCTCTTGTAAAAATCTGACAATAGAATAAATCATGAAGGACTTGCCCGATCCTGTTGGTGACACGATCAGTTTCCTTCTCTTTCTCAGTGCCTCGTAGATTCCTTTGTACTGATAATCTCTTGCCTTAAGGGCAGAAAATTTCTTTGTAAATGATTTGACACCATCAAATGATACCAACTCATCCTCGGCATTTGGCATACCGAAGAAATCATTATCAGCATAATCGTAAGTATACTGCCTCTCTTGACAGAACTGTTCAATATACTCTCTTAGTCCAGCATATATCTCTCCAGTTCCAGGAGAGTACAACCTAATTTTTCCATCCCAATACTTTTGCCTGAATGCAGGCATGAATTTCGCACCTTCTACTTCAAATGTGAAGTGGTCAGATAATTCGTATGAAATATGTGGAGGTGTTTGCAGTTGAAGATATACTTCATTTTTCTTTCGGATAATAACGTCACTCATCTATACCCCGCGAATATCTTAACCAATCAATTGCATTCTTAATTTGGAATGAACGATTGTTAATATTATTTAGAATCTGTTTCAGAGCGTCCTCTAGTTTCTCATAGAGATCTAGATTTGCTTGTGCTTTGATTATATCAGGATCGCCTTTAATATAAATCGGCACCTCTGTCTTGATTATTTTTTCATCTGGAGCAGTTTCTTCTCTGCCCATGTAGAAACTATACTTCTGCCTATACAGAGAGTTAAAGTCGTATTCTTTTTCTTTACGTAATAATTGTATTCTTAAATACTTATCTAACCATTTGGCATGTAGGATTGGGATATTCCTTGCTTCTTCAAACAAGTCATCACCCATGACACAATCTTTGTGCCACTCATCGATCAATTGTTGGTGTAAACTCATAAAGTCAAATCTTTGTCATTACTATTAGTAAGTTTAAAGTAGGTGTACTTAAATGTCACCTGTGCTTTCATGTATTGGATATCTGTCTGGTCTGTACTAAACTCTAATGAATTCAAACTTACAGGAAACGCATCATAAAAATGCACTTTAAATGCTGTATTAAAATTACTGTTTAAGATGTGTAGGTACAGATCAAGTTGGTCAATAAACTCCTCATTCTGAAAGTCCTTGTCCTTCATCTCCTCCACAAAATCACCCCACTGATCTGCTTTTTGTGGGTATGTAATACCAACCATCCAGTTGTGAATTAGTGCATAGTTAGCACAATTCTCGTCGATTAAAAATGTAAGTTGCAGTTCTTGATAGTTAAGTTTATCACCACCTAACTGAAAATCATTATAAGGGGTTGCTGCTACAGGACCATTCATACTAATTCCAGGCACGTTAACATTAGTGCATTGAAAACCAATGCTTTCAAAACCTGGGATGTCTAATCTAAAACCCGCTGGTGATAGAAAGTTTTCGTTGCAGAGTGTCATGTGGTTAGTCCTTCACACTCTTATTTATAGGCATAAAAAAAGGGACCCGAAGGTCCCTTGATATAATGTGATGCAAGAGAATCACATGAGGTTTGCAACAGAAACTCTTCTGTAGTATGCGTTGGTGCCGAGGTTGCCAGAAGCAAGAGGATTGCTGTCTGCCAGTGCTGCCTCGCCTTTTGCGAATGGGTTGAGGACCATGCCATAACGGGTCTTGAACCCGATACGTGGCTGGAAGTCATCCTGACCGACGCTACGTACCATCTGCAGAGGTACATATGGGCAATAGAACAGACCTGCATCATAAGGGGAAGAACCCTTATAACCGATGACGTAGTACTGG